ATTGCCAAAGCCAAAGAAAAAATCAAAAATGGTACCAGCGGTTTGGTCGGTGCTGATGAGAAAGCAGCTGGATCTCTATTTGCTAATGAGAAAGAGGATGAAACGAACAAGGAGGTTGCCAAATTAGTTGATCAATATAAAGACTATAATCAACAGAGAATTGATATTGAAAAGAAATACAACGATGATATAGACATACTGACAAAACAAAGGAACGAATCTCAGAAAAAAGGCGATACAGATACTGCAAACAATCTAACGGCTGCCATTGCAAAGGCTACAAGTGAAAAGGGAAAGGCTCTGGCAAGTAAGGATATGGATATACTAAAAGATAATCCAGATTACATACGTGCATTTGAAAACTTGAAAGGTACTTCAACTGAAACGTTGCAGACTCTTTATGATCAGTTTGAAAAAGCCAAAGAAGCTGCTGGAGCATTAAACCCAAAAGATGTTCAAGCCTATACCGAGGTAATGGATAATCTCAGTAATGAGTTGGATGGTCGCAATCCAATAGGCAGGTTGAAAAAGGCTTATGATAGTTTGAAAACAGCCCAGGATAATACACGCCAAGCTCAATCAAAGCTAAACAGTATACGTGAAAGTGGAGGTAAGGGAACCGATGATGAAAGAAAGGCTATTATAGAACTGAATAAGGCACAGAATGATGAGCTTGATAAAAAGAAGAAAGTAAGAAATGCTGAAAAGGAACTGAAAGATCAGCTGAAAGATCTATGCAAATCCATTGAGGATGTTGGAGATTCTATAGGTGGAACTGCTGGGCAAATCATATCACTAATAGGCGATATGGGCGAATTTGTCATTAATACCATTGATGCTGTTGGCAATGTGTCAAAAGGCGGTGCAGAGGCTTTAAGCACAGTTGAAAAAGCGAGTGTTATCCTTACCATTGTAAGTGCTGCCTTAAAGGTGATAACTAAGATAACATCTATATTTGGAGCCAACTACGATGCTTATGATAAGACTAAGGGAATGTATGAGGACTACATAAAGGTACTTGATGATGTTATAGATAAGCAGAAAGAACTTATAGGCAGTATGAGCGATGAGAATGCTGTTAAATCCTATAAGTATGCTATTTCTCTTATTAATGAAGAAGCGGAGGCTGCCAGGCAGCTTGGAAAGGATAGGCTTAATGCTGGTGCAAGTGCTGGATCACATTCTATTGGTGTAAGAACCAGAAAAGGAATGAGCAGCGAGGGATGGGCACAAGCCGAAGCAGCTTTAGGAAATGCCTGGAATAGTTCAATCTATGATGGCAGAATGACTGGTTTATTTGATCTTACATCAGAACAACTTGAAAAATTAAAATCTGAGGCTCCTATTTTCTGGGCAAAACTTGATGGTGATGTAAGAGACTATCTACAGGAGATCATTGATAGTAATGATAAACTGGATGAAATGAAGAGTAAGTTAAATGAAAGACTTACAGGAGTGGATTTTGACAGCTTTTCTGGAGATATTCTTTCTGACCTGGAAGATGTGGATACTAAAGCAGAAGATGTGTTTAATAACATATCTGAATATATGAGAAAAGCATTGATTCAGAATATGTGGAAAAACCAGTTTAAAGATCAGATACAAAAATGGTACCAAATGTGGAGCGATGCAATGAACCCAGATGGAGAGGGAGGATCCACGATAACGCCAAGTGAACAGGCAGCATTGGATACATTAAAAAACAGTATTGTCACTGGAGCTACAGACGCTGCAAAGAAGATTAACGATCAGTTTAATACTACAGAAAGCCAGGATGCCCTTGAGGGTGCTGTAAGATCTATGAGTGAAGAAACTGGATCATTAGTAGCAGGTAGATTAAATGCTGCGATCATAAATCAAGGAGACGCAAATAAATCATTGAGAACAATACTTCTATATAGCAAACAGATTGCTGATAATACAGCTTATTGTAGGCATTTGGAAGATATTGCCAGCTCTTTGAAAAACATTGAGAGTAAAAGCAGTAGCCTCTTATCTAAAGGTATTTCATAACAATTAAAAATATAGATCATGGATAATAATACAATTTTATACATGCCATTCGATGACCCAGATGATTATGGAAAGGCATACGATTATTCTAAAAGTAGAGTGGATGGTACACTTTCTGGAGGTGCTACACTTACAAAGAATGCTCATAAAGGAAAAGCACTCAGTTTGAATGGAACTGGAATTTGTGATGTTGCAAAGGATATTCCTTTCAGCTCTGATTTCACATTAACATTCTGGGTAAAACCAGCAACTGACAAATTAACCTGGTTGTTAAATTTCTCTGGAGTTAATCAATATATAGACCAAACTATGGATGTGTCTATAGATAATTGGATGTTTTTGGCATTTGTAAAACGTAGTACGTTATTTACAGTATATGTGGATGGAGTTTCAGTTTACAACAAGATTATATCTGGAACACCAGTAGGTTTCTCAATCAATGATGCACAAGCCGATGGTGGTAGTTATTCATGTATTGATGAGCTTAGAGTGGATAATGTGGCACGTACACAGACTGAAATAATGAAAATACAAGCCGATAAATCAGATGTTGAGTATTACGTTGATGGTAAGAATTTCAAGGATTTTGGCGTTTATGTATCAAAATCATCTGGTTTGGTTGGTGGACTTGCAAAAAAAGAGGCTCTATCTGTAGACTATGATTCATATCATGGTGTTGTGGTGGATAAATCAAGACCTCGGTATAAAGAGCGTACTATAACCTTGGAGTGCTTTATTGAAGCATCTGGAAAAGCTGCGTTTGTTGAATGGGCAAATTTATTTATTTCACAATTTGATAAGTCTGGAGATCGCCGATTTAAAGTAGAATATGATGGTGAAACAAGACCACTTGTATTCCAAGTAGATCGAAATGATGCAACTGATATTGATAAGGTTTGGGATGATGAACTTATGGTTGGAACATTCCAATTAAAACTTAGAGAGTGTGAACCTGTTAAGAGAGTTTTGAGATTTATTGGATCTGGGACGGCAAGCATTAAGATAACGACAACAAAGATGATTAATATCTATTGGGGTGATGATACCTATGATTATGATATATCTGGTACCGATAAGATTATTACTCATTCTTATGCTGCCTCTGGTACCTATGATATAGTTATAACTGGAGTGATAGAGGATATAATAGCTTTCGATACTAATTGTATTGTAATATGGAACAAGCTACAATAATTAAAAGGGATGGCACGAAAATTAACCTGGTAAGTAAGGATCCTTTTCGTGCCCCTACTTCTTTTAGCCAGGAATATGGGTTAAAATCGGATGATTATGTTAAGGTAAGCCTTAAATCATCAGATATGCTAAAGTTTGGTATAGGTGATCGGATCGTTATAGGATCTGATACCTACACAATAAGAACCAACAACACCACTGAGATCATAAGTGATAATAGTTATACTTATGAGCTTACATTTTATGGTGCTATGTACGATTTGATGAGGCAGATGTACCGTAATTGTGATGCCCAGGGCAAATCTGATAAGTCCACTTTTGATCTAACTTATACACTAAAAGATTTTGCAAAGGTTATCATATATAATATGGAGCGTGATTATCCTGGTGAGTGGGTGCTGGATGAAAACAATGTTCCAGATACAACTGAAAAAACTATAACCTTTGATGTGCAAAACTGCCTACAGGTATTGCAAACCTTATGCAACTCAGATAACTATGATTATGATTTTCTTATCACCCAGGCAGATGGTGTACATACATTACATCTTGGTAAATTCGGATCTGTTATAACACCTCCTAATAATGAAAGCTATTTTGAAGTAGGGAAAGGAAAAGGATTGTACAAACTGAAAGAGGATAAGATAGATGATAAAAGCATAATTACCAGATTGTATGTAGAGGGTGGAAGTACTAATATAAGATCTGAATATCGTAATTATGCTGGCAGATTACAGCTGCCTTATCCTCAAAGGGCTAACACACGTTCGCATACATTATCTGATGGAACGGTAATATCAGCTGGATCTATGACTATTGGCATCACAGATGATACTAAACGATATTTTGAGGATGCTGATTTAAAAAATAAAATAGGATCTATAGAGGATTATGACAAAACGGATGATATATTTCCATCAAGAACTGGTAAGGTTACAGCCCTTGGTGCTGATGTATATTCTTTTGTGGATGATACTATGGATTTTGATCTAAATGAGAAAGATAGCAATGGTACCAAATGGCTTATAGCTGATACGACTGCAAAAATAACATTCACATCTGGATACCTGGCTGGGCAACAATTTGAACTAAAGAAAAGCGGTGGTTATGTTCATGCAACCAAAACTTTCTCTTTAATAAAGTATACAGATGAACGTGGTATGAGCTTCCCATCTGAAACCAGTGAGAGCTTTCAGATATGTGTTGGAGATACATATAAGATCACAGATATTAATTTGCCTACAGCATACGAAAATGATGCTGAGGAGGATCTATGGTTCTATGGGTATGATAAGTTTCTCCAGGCTAAACAAGCCAGAGTACAATATACCGCAACATTTACAGAAGATTTTTTCCTATGCCATCTGCCTATAGATTCAACAGCTGATATTTTCCATGTAGGTGATTATTTGCCGATTAAGGATACAAGGTTTGGCGTTGAAAAGAACATAAGGATCGTGAAAGTGACAAGGAACCTTATGAAACAATATGATTATACGCTAACCGTATCTGATACAAATTCAGAGACTATTGCAAGTCAGATAGTTGATGAGGTTATCAGCCATGAAACGATCATAAACCGATATGGCATGAAAGATCCATCAAAAGCAAGGCGTGGCTGGAGGACTACAGAGGATCTGAGGAATATGGTATTTGATACTGATGGTTATTTTGATGGTACAAATATAAAGCCAAACAGTATTGATACCAACATGCTAACAGTTGGCAGCAAGTCTCAGCAATTTGTATTGGTAGGTATAACCCTACAGGCTAATGTGAATGGGTTGCCTAACAGATTCGATGCAAGTGATGGAATATTGGCTCATCTTACTATTGATGAGAATAGTATTAAAATATGGAACCTAACAGCTGCCAGTGTAACACTTGCTGAAAGCGGTGGATATTATGTATATGCCAAATGTAACAAATCTGGTAATACTGGATCATATTATATCACACAGGAACAGCTTAAATTTGAACCAGCAACTGATTCTGATAATTATTATTTTCTGATTGGTATTATCGGATCCTTACACGCTGATGATAATTTCAGAGACTTCTCTACAACGTATGGATTTACACGGATAAATGGTAGAACTATTACAACTGGTAGAATAATATCATCTGATGGTTATTGTTATCTGGATCTGGATAGCAATTTATTCCAGCTGGCTGATGCCGAGACGATCGCCAAAGCAACCGCTGGGATCGGATGGAGTAATGGCCAACTGATCATCAAGGGTGTTCTTGTTCAAAACCAGGGTGGAACTACAGCCGAACTGGGTTTATATCGTGGTACATATAACAGTTCAACAATATATTACAAAGGTGATGAAGTTAGTTATAATGATGGTTCACAAACTTGCACATACAGATACACGGGACAGACTGCAAGTAGTGGAAATATACCAACTAATACTACATATTGGAATATTATAGCTCAAGGTAAACAGGGAATAAGTGGTGTAGGAATCAAATCAATCACTAATTTTTATCAAGCATCTGAATTATCAACAGGTATAACATCATCTACTGGAACATGGAGTACAACAATACCAACTTTGACATCATCACTTGCATATCTATGGAATTATGAAAAGATAGAATATACAGATGGTTCTAATATAACTACCGTGGCTCATATAATCTCAGGTTTAAATGCAAACATAAAAAGTGTAGTAGAATTGTTTAATAAAACAAACAGTGCAACAAGTTCTGAGGGTCCGGGATGGATAACAACACCTTACGCCATCAATGCCAACGAACGGTATCTGTGGAACAAGGAGAAGATTACATATAATGACGGAAGTGTAAGTTATACAAATCCTAAGATAATTGGCGTGTATGGCGATAAAGGAGATCAAGGCATCCAGGGTATTCAAGGTATCCAGGGAGACAAAGGAGATCAAGGTGTTGCTGGTGTAAACGGATCGGACGGGAAAACATCTTATTTCCACATAAAGTATTCAGACTATGCTGATGGTACCAATATGAATGAAACTGGAGGTAAATATATTGGTACCTATGTTGATTATACTGAGACAGACAGCACAGACAAAACAAAATACAAATGGGTACTTGTAAAAGGATCCCAGGGAGACAAAGGAGATCAAGGAATAGCTGGTGTTAATGGAGTTGATGGTAAAACGTCTTATCTACATATCGCTTATGCTAACAGTGCTGATGGTATTACAGATTTTTCTGTTAGTGATAGTGTAAACAAATTATATATAGGGCAATACACTGATTTTATCCTGGCAGACAGCACCGATAATAGGTTATATAAATGGACGTTGATTAAAGGTGCTGATGGATCTGATGGCAATAATGGTACTGATGGCATAACTGATGAAAATACAGAGTTCTATGAATACAGATATGCTAAAAACGGATCTACTACTACACCTCCAGATCTCGACACTACAGCAAGCGAACCCAGCGGATGGAGCAAGACTATGCCAAGTATAGGAAATTTGGAGTATCTATGGGTAACGATTGCTAAGAAATCATCCCTGGTGGATCATACTATAGCACATCTGCCAGTTAGCGCATCTGATACCTCCAGCATTGCTGATACGGTCGGATCTTATAATGGTACATATTCAGATGGAGCCTCATTGCAAAGCGAAAATGATAGATATTCAATGGCCCTCAATGGTACAGGTAATATTCGGATACCTCTGGATCTTCCATGGGGTAAGTCATTTACTCTGTGTTTTTGGGTTAAGTCTGATCAAAGTTCTTTAAGTTGGATGCTGAATTGCTATATGGGCAGAGAATATCTGGAGCAAAAAATATCATTAACACCTCTTTCCTGGTATCATCTGGCATTCAGATTCAATAATAAGACTATCACAGTATTCAAGGATGGTACTGAAATATATTCTGGCAGTACAAAGAATGTACACGCTGGTTTTTCCATCTATGATGATAATCTTTTTGCTACCAATGCCTGGTTTGATGAGATCCGGATATTCAATTCTGCCATATCAACTGGTGATATAGCCAAAGTTATAGCTGGATCTGCTGATAATCTGATCGTAAACTGGAGTACACCTATCAGAACTAATGGAGCTGATGGTGCCAAAGGTGATAAGGGCGATAAAGGAGAAAACCCAGTACTGGTATTCAGAGGCGTATATGATTCCAGCAAAATTTATTATGGAACTACAACACGCCTGGATGCAGTCAAATATAACGGTGTTTATTATATAGCTCGTATTGATGCTGTATCAATTTTTAATATTCTTCCGACTGACACATCAAAATGGAATAGTTTCGGTGCACAATTTGAAAGTGTTGCAACTCAGCTATTATTAGCAGAAGAAGCTAACATAGCTGGTTGGATATTCAGAAACAATAGATTGGAAAGCACTGATGGCAATGTCTATCTCGATGGTAACAATGGATGTATTGTTATTAATGGAACAGGATCAAAACTTATTTCAGAAACTGGTGAAATAGTCTTTGGAAATGATTCTTTTAAAACTGTATTTAGATCGTTATCAGAAGATAAAACCGTTCAAGTTAATGGAGGAATCAATTCGTATGTAGAACAAGCATATACATTTGCCTTTAAACAAAATAGAAAAATTAGTATTGTTAATTCTACTCCATCATCATCATCTGACTGGCTTAATATTTCTGTGGCAGATATTATGGATATTGATTATCATAGCAAATCATCTACAAGTGATCCAGCTAATAGATATGGTTATCAATTTGCAACTCTTGGAAGTGGGCACATTGTTATGGACGGAATTGTTGAGGGTGCTTGTATTGATATAGTTAATGGATTTTCAGCTAACAATCAAATTATGCTTATACAACCACCACTCTGGTGTAATCGGATCGCAATTAACAGTAACTATGCATTTGATGTCGTAGTATTACCAGACTTACAATCTATTAGTTCAACATTAGGATGTGGCATAATCAAAACAGCGACACGTCAAAAATTTTCTTTCGTAATGTCATTTATCAATATAGGTAATAATCACGCATATATATGTGGATATAGTAATGAGATAATTGATAATAATACACCATTAGCAAACGATGCATTTCCTAAATTATATGTGGATGGCAATCAAATTACTGGATTAAAATCATTAACATTATATACAAAACAAATTATACAGGTAATGCTTATATATGATGGTACAAATTATATGGCTTTTGTAATTAAATAAAAATGAGTTGGATAACAGAAAGTAATAGACCTAAACACTTTTGGTATTCGGTACCAATAGCGTTTTTCCTTACCATTCTGTTTGTGGCTGGTTTAGGTGTTGGAATGGAATTTAAAGATCAAGCCTGGGGTGGAAAATGGGATTGGCTGGATCTTACAGCTACTATTATGGGTGGTGTCGTAGGACAAATTATACAATTTATAGTAATATGGCTAATTGTAAAAAAATGAAAGGAGGTGTATAATCATGGCATGCAATAGTAAAAAAACCAAAGGCGGTAAAGGTAAAGGCGGTAAATAACGCCAAATCAACATACAAACATCAAATTTCCCTTAAAAGTGTGTTCGATAAACACACTTTTGGGTATATTTGCAGTATTAATCTTTAAAATAACATATATGGGAGTACTTTTAGGAAGTGGATCCACTAAGCCACAATATCCATACGATATGTGGTATGGTGTTCAAGGCGATTATAGCAGTTCAGATTACAAGCTTACCAGAGTGGGTAATCTCGATCTACATAAAACGCTACCCATCCAGTCAAAGATTAGGAGATTCGTTGAAAATACAGATGGTTCTGTAAAGTACTATCTACATCAAAACGATTCCAGACTTAAAGATGGTGGTACTACAGCTGCCATAGACAGTACGGATGGAAATGTAATGCTGGAAATACCAGCATATTATCAGAGAATAGAATTTTCTGGTACAAAATGGCTAAGGGCTATTTCAGAATATCCCTTACCTGGCTTCACACTTGTAGGGCGTAAGACTATATCACCATGGTTTGCAACTATAGATCAGACAAACGCAAAAGCAGTATCTGGTTCATGGCTCACTTGGAGTGGTGATGCAATAGCACGTGATACTAATGGATTTATTATACTTTCATCTACTGCTGCAAATTTCCGCGGAGGAGATAATGGAGCATCAAAAGATGGAACATATAATTCTCAGCTCGGGATGCCACGTACTTGTTTATCAAAAGCAGGGTTTAGACCTTATTGCAAGAATGGAACTCATCTTGGCGCATATAGAGCTTACAATGAGATCGCATGGTTACAAAGGATCGAGTATGCTTCATTGTACTGCCAGGATACTTATACGGCTACATTAGATGCAAGCGGATACCACCAGGGAGGTCTGGGTGATGGAACTACCACAGTTGATGGTGGACAATGGAATACATGGGGAGTTTATCTGCCTTTTATACCATCTGGAGTTACGGCAACATTGGGTAATAATACAGGGCAAGTTCAATATACAATAAAGAATTGGAATGGTGCTGATAAAGTTACTACTGTATCATCATACCGTGGTTTAGAGGCTCCGTTTAATTACTTATGGATGTTGGCAGATGATGTTCTTATCTATTATTCTCCAGACAGTGCAAATGCAAAAACTACAGCATACGTTTGTGAAGATCCTACAAAATTTGTTTCACCTGGTGATAGTGATACTAATGTGCCAGATGGATACCATTCTGTAACTGATCTACCACGTGCAGATGGATGGCAACTCAAATTATCACACTCAACTGAGGGATATTCTTTCCCTATAGCTATAGGTGCTGCCTCTAATACTGGGGTTACTGATTACTTTTGGCAAGCAGAAACTACAGCTTCTGGCTGGTATGGTGCCCTTTTGTCTGCGACTGCGACTTATGGTGCGTTTGCTGGGTTCGGTGTTCTGGATGCGAATGGTCGTTCCTCGGATGCGTATGCGAACTTTGGGTTCCGTCTGTGCCGTTTTTAAATGGACGGTTGACGGTGGCACGATAGCCATCTGGACGGAATAATGAAAAATTTGAAATAATGAAAATGGGTGGAGGCTGCCTGGTGCCCTTTTGTCTGCGAATGCGAATAATGGTGCGAATGCTGGGTTCGGTAATCTGAATGCGAATAATCGTTCCTCGAATGCGAATGCGAACATTGGGTTCCGTCTTTACCGTAAGGTTCTGATTAGTTATGGATCTTTAGGTAGCCGACACCTTACCTCACAGGATAATCAGGAAACTGGTTATGGTAAAACAATAATGGTTCAAACAGTGCAAGTAAATTTGAAAGCTCTGTAAGAAATAACGGCACACATACATGGATAGTAAAACATATTTACCTTGGTATGAGGATTTTGATGATTGTGGCTTATATATTGGAGATTCAAAAAAAATCTATATATGTAATACAGCCAAACTTAGGAACATATATCCTCTTATCTATTCTCCAGATAACCTAATTAAAGCTCAATGGAAAGCTCAAAAAGGAAAAGGTAGAAGAGCAGAGATAGATAAATTCAATGGTAATATTATAGAGCGTCTGAATGATTTATATTGGGATCTCAGAAACGAGACATACACGCCTGGATCATATAGAACGAAAATAATATATGAACCTAAAGAGAGGAACATAATGATAGCACCGTTCTATCCAGATAGGATCGTTCACCATTGTATATTAAATGTGATGGGACAATACTGGAGTAAGATT